TGCTTCCAGAACCTTATCAAATATTTTCTTACCATACTTAAACAAGAATACTCTACCCTCATTTTCTGGATGAAGAGGATCTTTTACAACATAAATGTTGGAGTAATAAGATAGCTTACGCTTCTGCTTACGCACTGTATCCTTATCAGTATCATTACCACTGTTCCATAACTGACGATTGTAGTCTGAAACAGGGTCTTTGCCACCTGTAGTGGTCAAAGAGTTCTCAATGTACCATCCACCTGGTCCTTGGAATGCATGGGAATAAACTTTTACCCAAGGGAGTTCTTCCCCTTCTGGTGCTGGAAGAAAACGAATAACTGCTGACCCTACGCCAGTTTTATCCAGTTCTGCTTTCCAGAATCTATCATCCACTCCACTTGGAGAAGAGTTCATCTTCTCTACTTCTTTTACTAACTTATCAGTAAGAGAACCCAGTTTGGATTGCTTCTTTAGAGAATCAAAAGACATTTAGATTACCTCGTATTTGTTGAGATTTGGCTTGTGTGTATCCAGTATACTTGAATCACCTTGCAGTGTCAAGCACAAGACCCTTGAGGATCTTTTTATAATGGAATACATCTATATTTAGGAAGGGAGAATACTTTTTCATTCTGGTAGACGTCACCTTCCAGACAGGATCACTTAGTTTACTATCAAAATTATTTTTATAACCTAGTATCCTATCCAATATTAACATGGTCTCCAAAGATATACTACCTTGAAGATGTTTCTTTAGTAACTGAGGATGTTTACTACCCTCTATGAAAAACATTTCATCAAAATGTTTTGGTGACATATTAGACTGCACTTCACCTTTAAAAACATAAGACAGTGATTGAACTTTCTTACACCACTCCTTATAATTATTGTCTCCATGTTTCATAAGATCACCAATCCACAATGTTTGTGGGTCGCTGCATGAAACAAAATTTGCTACAAAAAAATCTTCTACTTCTTTTTCAGTTTTCTTCCTACACATTTTTTCAAACCAAAATCTATCCTTTCTTTTATAGAAAGTTTCAACTGTTGCTCTGGTTCTACCATTATACTTATGGTAGTCATAGGAATCTTTAGTAAAATGATTTTTGAGTGCAAGATAAATCTTATAGCAATCAAAGGGCATCATTAAAATATGGGTAGTTTAGCTCTAGATGTTCTCTTTAGAAAATTAAGTTCCTGTGCTTCATACTTAATTTTCTCTTTCAATGGTTTAGGTATAAGTTTAGGAACTGATTCTAAGTCTATACTATTTTGATCACAGAAGTGAACTATAGCATCAATGTAATTCATATTTTTATTATCCAATACAAGTTGCTCAATAGATTGTGCAAATCGTGCAGGACAAAAGAATTTCTTCTCCAATACCTTTTCTAATTCATTGTCCATTAGATTCCTTTCCAGTGTGGTTAGATACAAACTCTTTAATATACTTGACTAGAAGTTTAATATAGTCTTCTTTATTTCTTTTGTCAAATACTTTTACTTCACCATTAGGAGTTACCATAATGGTTATTAACTTAGTGACTGGTATGTTTGTTAACTCATAGTATGCAGCAGCATAAAACATCTCCTGCACAAAATAATTTTCCAACCACTTCTCTGGTTTAATCTTTGTTGAAGTTTTAAAATCTATGACTGCCAACTCTCCTTCATACTCCGCTATACAATCAACTCTACCAGCAAGACCAAGGTACTCTGAGTAAAGAGTCCTCTCTATAGCGTGTATGTTATTTATCTTATCCAGATATGGTGTAGCATGATGAAACATGTACTTTGTAACTGGAGTAAACAAGTCCCAGTTCATATCCTCATTCTCTAGATACCTTTGAGCTGCCTCATGGTAATCAGTTCCTCTAGCAGTTGCTGCCTTGGTTATCTTATTAGCTTCCTTTTCACCTACTTTCCTACGCCAATTTATAAAGATCTGTCTATTATAAAAAGAAGTTACTGATGTAATAGATGGAACCCACTTACCACTTGGTAGTTGATACAATCTACAACCAGGAGTTTCTCTTTTATCTAATTCAAGATCACCTAAAAAATTACAATGGGTAAAACTCATAAATTCAATTCCAATTTAGATAGTAGATATTCTTTACACAAACCTGACCTTACTATGTCCTCTACACCAAACTCAATAATATTTACTGATGGCATAATCCTTAAGATATTCATGAAGTCATGAATACCATTCCTTTCATTTTGTTTAATCAAGTCAGTCTGAGTAGCATCTCCACAGAACATAATCTTGGAGTCTGTACCTATCCTTGTTATTATACTATCTAATTCATGAAAATTCAAGTTCTGAAATTCATCAACTATAACAATAGCCCTATCAAGTGTTGTACCCCTGATGAATGAAGTGCTCCAGAATCCAATAGTCTCCTGTGCTTTGAGGTTGCCATATAACATCTCAAAGTCTGCCTCACTAGGCATCTCAAACATATACTTAACCATATTTTTATATGGTATCTGATATAAGAATGATTTATCCTCATGATCACCAGGTAAGAATCCAATCTCTCTAGTGGCAACAAGTGATCTTACAATGTAGATCTTGTCATAGGGTGTATGTGGATCTAATACATCACCTAGTGCATTGTATAATGTGATAAAAGTTTTACCTGTACCTGCTGCACCATAGGCAACTAAGTTTTTATCTTTAGCATATGATTCAAACAAAGCTTTCTGATTGTCTGTAAGGGCTTCTACATCCCTCAACATATCAGCATTAATTGGTTTCTTTCTTTTCATCTGTTTTGATGTTAATCCAACACCAATAGGTTGATCCCCATTTTTTTTCTTTTTTGGCATATTAGTTAGTCCACATCAATGGCAGATTGAGTTGAAGATTCATAAGATCCTTTCTTAGCTAATCTTCCAGAGATACCTCCAGATTTTTCAGCTTTCTTGAGGACTTCTCCCCATCCAGGATTCTTATTAACAAGTTTATCTCTCCATTCACCCACCTCACCTACACCAGGCATGGTAGATGGATCAGAATAATCTCTTAACCAATCAGGATTATCTTCACGCCACTGGTCCCAGTCATGAACACTCATCACAACTTCTTTTTGTTCACCAGTTTCTGTGTTAACTACAGGATACGTTGCCATAAAACTTAATAATGTATTGTTATTTAGACCCACTCAAGGGCTTGAGAGACACTGGGGAACTGCTCACAGAATATTCTTCTGCATTCTTCAGCAATATTCATATGTTCCTTCTGTGTCCCATGAGCAGATCTTAGATTGATGTAGTGTATCCACGACCTCACAGAGCCAGTCATGTATAGTTTAGTAGGTGTAGCAAGTGGTAGAACAAATCTAGCACACTCCTTTGCAACACCAGCATCTAACATATCTTTGTAGAGTTTCATTCCATCTACAAAATGTCTCTGCATCTTAAGATCAAAATCTTGAACCACAAAAGGATCTAAGTCATTAATAGAATTTTGTCTATTCTTATCATCCTGTCTTCTTAATTCTGGTAGAGGAATAACTTCACCAAGCATACTACTATCAGCATACCTTTGAGAAAACTCTTGATAAGTAAATGATCTATGCCTTAATATCTGTGCTGCTAATCCTCTGGTAGTTTTAATCTCCAGAGTCATATGTGCTTGCTCAAAGACTGACCAATGAGCGTGCTTTATGCAATATCCTAGCAAACCAGCTACCTTGGGATTGTCCTGATTCTTTGGGTTGCTCACTCTTGCCACGTACCCCATTGTCTCCTCTGCCTTTGGGGTTACTGTTACTAAGTTCACGTTCATGTTGTTTCTTGTCACGTTTCAATTGTTTTTTAACCATCTTAGCATAGAAAATATCTTTCTTACTATACCAATCTGGATGCTCCTTTGCTAATTTTAAAAGTTTCTTTGCTGCCTTCTTGTCCTTCATTCATTCTAGTCTGGATACCCATCATCATCAAACACTTCATCATAATCTGTAAGATGGGGTGTGCTTTTGTATTTATATGCTGACACATCAGAATATATTTCAGATTCTAGTGAGTCTACAAGCAACTTTAAATTCTTTACAATGAGTTTTAATTTATCTCTATCCATTATCTCTTCTTAAAATAGTGATTTACTACTTCTAATTGATCATGATAGCGTGCTATCTTATCCAACTCAACTTGTATTGCCTCAGTGATATCTGAGTGCTCACCAATACCCATTGGATGCTCTAGATAAACTTCAACATTTGCTTGATGTTTTGCTATCTCACCTTTTGCATGTGATTGAACTGCATTAAGCAATTGATCTCTCATGTGTAACATAAACTTATACTCTTTTTAATATTATAGAATAAAAAAGGGGGCATGTAAACCCCCTTAATATTAACTGCAAGGTGCTGCCTTGCTCTTCACCCTAAGACCACGATACATAAGATCATGTCTTTGCTGGTGCTGATGCTCTTCTATGAGCATCTTTCTGTACTCTTCAGTGTCATACTGGACACCACGGTAAGTGACTTGTGCCATTGTGTTACTCCTAAAGTAATTGGATTTTTAGACCCGTTCCTTTAGTCATGTGCGTCCCCTAAGGGATGAACGATCCGTTCCGTGACTTACTTGCGTCTCCTAAGAGATGAACGTTGTGTTAATACTAACACACTTATATTATATAGTCAAGTAGTTTTGTATTAGATGATACAAAAATATCTTCTATAGCTGTGGGTAGTACCAAATATTCCATTCTCTGAATAGATTTTGTTAATGATTCTAAATCATCATCAGGGAGAATAGGTACTTTCTTTTGAAGAATTATCTCCCCACCATCCAATTCTTCATTTACATAATGAACTGTGCATCCTGTTTCTTTTTCTCCAGCATTCATTGCTTGCTCAACAGCATGTAATCCTTTGTACTTAGGAAGCAATGATGGATGAACATTAATTATAGGAGCAGAAAATAAAGAAGGATTCTTAATCACCCTCATATATCCAGCAAGGACTATAAGATCCACTCTCCATGCTCTGAAGAGTTCTATCATCTTCCCTTCATCTTTATGAGGTATTCTTATATGAGGGATACCATACTTTGCTGCTCTCTCTACAGCACCACATTTTTTAGTGTTGTGTATCATCAACACAACTTCATGCTTACTGCATATAGGATTGGTAACTATGTTCTCGAAGTTGGTTCCGTTGCCAGAACACATAATACCTAGTCTCATATGAGTTCTTTGCCTCCATATTTTATGTAGAGTTTTTTTACTTGCTTTTTATCCACACCACAAAGATTTATAGAGTTATGTAAGCATATTCTTATACACTCTCTATCAGAGACAGGTGCTCTTTGTCTCCACCCATGCTCATCAATGATAGTCTTGGCACCAGCAAATCCATAACCAGAATCTGCACCACCTGCTTCTACTTCACTCATTCTTGCAACTCATCCAATCTATAAGGTGAATACTTAGGTTTGTTATGATACTCTTTCAATGCCTCTAGCATAATCTCTTTCAACTCTGCTCTCTCTTTATCACTAAAGATAGGTAACTTTTTAAAGTGTATGTCAATCTTATCCATCTAGTGGCCTCCCATGCTTATCAACTAAACCCATCTTCTTCACTTGACCCAAATTAGACTTCTTGGATTTTTTAATCTTTTTATATTCTTTTATAAGTTTATCCACCTCATCCTTAAAAATCTTGACATTTAATTTTGCATCTTCATTATCAACAAACCCCACTCCACTATCACCTTTATCACCTTGAGTCTCTAGGTAATCATTGATGCCATTCTGAATCTCACCCTCAATGATATCATTAATTTGAGCTTTCAATTCTTCATCTTTCATTTTTTTTTCCTCTTCACTTTCTTTTCTGGTGGAGTTGGTTTTTTATTCCATAGAGCAGGTTTTACATTGCCTTGAGCAAAGCATATGTCTTGCAATCCTTCCTTATACTTATCCCAATACTGATCAAATACATCCACTCTACCATCAGCCATGACTATATCATAAGTCACCTTATCTTCACAGACATAGGTGACTAGATATGCATTACGTGGTAGGGACTTATCATCTGCTGCTGCCTTCTCACACTTTTCATGAATAATATTACAAGACATTATGACCTCCCACCCCACTCAATATCTGGATAGGCTTCTTCTACCACTTCAAAAGAAACATCATACAAATCCTCTAGTTCTTTATCCTTTACTGCAATTACAATGTCTGCTTCCTTTGGATGTAGACCCTCTAACATCTGTATGAAGATAGTCTCTCTTCTAAGAGTGGACAGAGTATCATTACCACCCTTAACAAACATATAAAGATTCCTTTGTTCTCTCCTTAATGAAGAATGATCTGTTCCTAATGGACTTTCATTTTGTTTGTAAGGAACCTTTCCTTCAGGTAAAAGAGAAATAATTGAATCATCAAAGTTCCAAATGAAAAGACTCTTTAGAATGTCACATTCATACTCTTTAAGTAAAGCAACTTTCTTTGCATCAGTCTTTTGTTCAGATACTAATTCAAGTATCTCATTCATAAAAGGATTTGAAGGGAGTTTTTTACTCACTGTTTTTCTTGGTTTACGAGATTTCTTAGTCTTAGGACTCCCCGTCGTTGTCATCATCGAGTTCTCTGTCATGGTTTTCAATTCTTAAAGCTAAAATTTCATCAGGAACTAAGTTCCCATTTGCATCAAACATCTCTGGATGAGAGTAGACTACTTGTGGTGTGGTTTCATAAGAATGTTGTCTTGCCATCCATCCTATCATACCTCCCACTAACATTGTTAGAATAGACACAAGTGTCATAAGTGTCAAGGTTACTACAAGTGTTTCAGACATGGCACTCCTCCAGTGAGTTTATTTTTTTCTAATATCCAAGTAGAAGTTGAAGTGAAAGACAATTTCTCTATTCCATAGAGCAATTAAATTTCCAAACTTTACTTGAAATGTTTTAGGTTTTTCTGGTTTCTCTTTTTTCCTCCTTAATAATAACTCAACACCCCTGTTAATTTCAGGTTTGTCATTATTTAGAGACTTTTTTTCTTCTTCCAGGTTTTCTGTCACTGCTGTACCTCCATGCATCCTCTAAAATACTATACAAATAATTTTTTATTTTTCTTGCTTGAGGTTTAGGGATGTGACCATATGCTTCACGCAATTGTTTATGATCATTGTCTGCACCTCCCTTGATATACTCTTCTAGTTCTATTACCTGCTCAGATATTTCAGCAGCAGTAGAACTTTCTATAAAAGAATCCACTTCGTATTTTTTTGTTTTACGATATTTTAAAAAATCGTAAAACTTCAATTGCATCTTGCCATCAAACGCAAGTTCAATGGCATGTTCAATCATATCATATACAGTTTCAAAATCGTCTTTCATTAGACTAAGTTTTTCTCCTTTAAATACTGAACTGTTTCTGTGCATCCACCTAGATTGGTAGAATCTAATACTACTTGAGGAAATGTAGATCCATTTCCAAACTGACCATAAAAACTTTCTCTGTCAAAGTCTTCATCAAGTTTGTAAACTCTATGGTTTAATCCTGCTAATTGTAACACTTGAACTACCTTAGTGCAATAAGGACATCCATCTTTAGAATAGACTGTAAAGTTATTCATTATTTTCTTTTGATTTGTTTTTGATAATAATTCTATCATTTTTATAATCAGGAACAAACTCTAGTACATCATGATGACCCCACATGAGTTCCTCATATAATGAATTGAGTCTTGCCATATCTTCATAGAGATCATTAACATGACCCTCTACAGGCCAATGATGCTCTTCTGGTTCCAAATCTCCGTGCATGTGTTCTCCTTGAACAGTTTTTATTTAGTGTCCATAAAAAATGGAGGGACTATTAATCCCTCCATATCCTAACAAATATTCAGTTTTAAATCAAGCTTAACCTATGGAAGGAGCAACAAGTGCAACTTCTGTTTCTGCAGCAGATGCTAGGTCAAGTGGGAAGTTGTGAGCATTTCTTTCATGCATTACTTCCATACCAAGGTTTGCTCTGTTAAGAACATCTCCCCATGTAGGAACCACTTTACCAGATGTGTCTACCACTGACTGGTTGAAGTTGAAACCATTGAGGTTGAATGCCATTGTGCAGATACCCATTGAGGTTAACCATACACAGATAACAGGCCATGATGCAAGGAAGAAGTGAAGACTTCTTGAGTTGTTGAATGATGCATA